ACTGGCAGATGGTCAGAGGGGAGATCTCCCGGTTCCCGCGTAGAGATCGTATTGACATGCCAGGGTCTCAGACCCCGCCGGGTCCATGTGGCACTCGCAGTATCGCACCCTATGATGTTGCCTTCCGTTAACAGTACAACGTCGGCACCCGGTAATTTAATATACATTTCGTGGCTCAATGGCTGGCCTGTCAACACCCCTGTCAACGCTTCGCCCCATACCTCGCGGTATGCAACGCATGACTCGGGGACCTTGTGGATTGCTGGTCCTTCAATGGTCGGGGACTTTCACCCCTTGATCTCTACCGGTCTCCCGGCGCACACTGTATATATATACATATATCAAAAGGTAACAGGGTTTTCCAGAAGGTTTTTATTTACCTTAATGGTAATGTTTTTGCTCGTTTCGATCTGTTTTATTCATATATGGTTTGATGGGTAATAGAATGCTTCTATGCACGCGCGCCAGCGCTGACCACTGGAGCAGACTATGACAGTTTCAACGCAGGTAAGCCGTAACGAGTACACCGGGAACGGCGCCACTACCCAATACGATTTCACGTTCCGCATTCTTGATAAAAGCCACCTGCTGGTGCAGACGCTGGATACCTCCGAAAACATCGTGACGCTGACGCTCGGTACCGACTACACGGTTACTGGCGTGAACCGTTACAACGGGGGTAAGGTGGTTCTGACATCAGCGCTGCCAGCTGGCTACAAAATCTCTATCGAGCGCAGCACGCCGGTTACGCAGGAAGCCAGCATCAGGAACCAGGGGGGCTTCTTTCCTGAGATCCACGAAGATGCTTTCGATAAGCTGACTATGCTGGTGCAGCAGGCGTATGGATGGTGGTCTGGTCTATCTCTCAGGAAGCCATCATGGCTCGCGAACTATTACGACGCACTCAACAACCGCATTCGTAACCTGCGTGACCCGTCACAGGCGCAGGATGCGGCTACGAAGAATTATGTTGATAACGGAATATCTGGGTCTATTTCACATGCAGATGATCTTTTTAAAAGAACTCTGCGAGTCCCTGAATCGTTGGTTGGAATGTTGCCAAATATTTATGGCCGCAAAAATAGAATATTAGCGTTCAATGATCATGGTAATCCTATTGCTGTACTTCCTGAATCAGGTAGTGCAGCTGATGTTCTTATAGAATTGGCTTCTGAAGACGGCGCCGATTTAGTTTGGTACAAAAAGCCATATACAGGTGCTATACATCGCCCAATAGCAGATCAACTATCTGAAACGATCTCTCCGTGGGATTTTGGATGCAAATCAGATGCAGTATTCGACCCCGTAACGCAACGTCTGGTAGATGGCACAGATAATACGACTGCTCTGCAAAGAATGCTGTGTGAAGCACATCATCACGGCATAGAAATTAGTCTGCCGATGAACGGGAAATTCGCCAGCAGGTCCCTCTACATGCACTACGATGCCGTAAAAAATCCCAATTGGACTGATCGTCCTGGCCGGTTGAAAATTTCTGGCGGGGTGCTGGGGCACGCAACCGGGGACGTGGAGCGTCAGGGTACGGCAATATTCCATATACCAGGTGAAGCATCTGCTTTGCTATCGATGGTTGGAGAATTCAGCCTGACCAACCCTGCCGGAATGGGTGGCTATTTTCAGCTGGAGGGGATGAATCTTATCGGTAGTCAGGACAGCTCTGACGTCTTGCTGATGCAGGGCAGTCAAGGGGCAATAATGCTGGCTAACTATACAATAAAGGTGCTGAATCTCGCCGGGAACGGACTGACAGAGGCTACCACATGGGAAACCATGCACATGAACGGTCTTATTCGTGGGCCTGCTACAGGAGACGGCTCGTGTACAGGTATAGGCCTGAACATCAAATCTGATGGAACGATCGGCCAGATCAATATGAAGCAGTACATGAACGTCAACGTAATGAAAATGGGTTACAGTATCCGCGCGGGACGTCGTGAAAAAACTAATGGGACTTTAGGGCCATTAGTATTCGTTGGTGGGCAAACTTCTGGTGCAGATCATCATGGGATGTGGTTGGATGGTGGCGTGATCTCATTCACATCTATCGGTCAGCAGCATGAAGGATGCAGAAAAAATGGCATAAGGATAGACAATGTACTTGAAGACGGGACAGTAAGCTCTGACCTCCCGCGCACCATTAAATTCCAGCAAAACTACCTTACTGGCTGCGGAAGAATTGAGGACGGTTCGGTAAATAGTTACGGCATTTACATTGCTAACGGCGACGGTATCGAGTTCGACACCCCAACGTTTAATGAGTGTGGGAACGGCATTGCATTCGATGCTGCAAATGTCGATAACCTGTTAATTCGCCGCCCCACATTCCGTACTGTTCGGGCGTACGGAACATCTCAGGGGTTTGGAATTCGCTCATTTGCAGATGGTGTTCCTCAAAAACGGCAATATCTTGAACACCCTGTTTTTAACCAGACTCCGGCAACGCAGATTGATGATAAAGCCCGTGAAATATTTGGTCGCGGAGCGGCAGGAGGTCGAATCTCATTTTCGACAAACACACCGACGCCGAGCATTATTCATGGCTCAGGGTCCGGGAATGAGTCTTATCGTATCCTAAATTTTAATAACTCGACAGCAACCACTATTACAAACATCACAGGAGGAACACCGTACCAGCGTCTCCTGATTACATTCTCAAATAACACTACAACAATACAACACAACAGCAGCATTATTCTTCAGGGTGGTAAAGATGTTCAGGGAATGGTAGGGAAAACGCTGGAGCTGTACTACACAGGATCAGTCTGGCATGAAGTAGGTGACCCAGTAAGAGCGTTATCAGGAACAAGTGCAAACAGACCTTTTAGCACTGCATATCCAGGCATGGAATACTTCGATACAACATTAGGAAAGCCTATCTGGCGTAATGCTGCAAATAACGCCTGGGTTGACTCAGCAGGTAATGTTGTCTGATTTATTACCCGCCCTATTGGGCGGGTAATTATATTTACTAAATGAGGTTATCTTATGTCTTTTGTGAAAAACAAAACGCTTGAGGCCAGTGTTATTGCGGACAGTGGCACGGCGATTGGTTCAGTTCAGGTTGCAGTAGACGTAACGTATTCTATTTCACTTATTCAGGTAGTAGATGGTGACAAAGCCTATGCCTCAGTATCTGCATCGGTTAATGGGCAGGCACCAAGACAGGTTGATCTGTTTGAGTTTAATTATTTTCTTAATAATGGGAAAACCCTTTTTGAACAGGCTGAAGAAGCCTTGCTTATCAGTGAGAGATATACATAAACGATGATCTTATCATCCATCAATCATTACCATTTATCCATATACGGTTTATTGTGTATGATGAACCTACCCAACTAAGGAGGTTCATCATGCATAGTAAACGGTGGTCATCATGTCCGCATCGCTAACCGCTGATACGATAAATCAGGGGCTTAGCTACGGTGCGCTGGCGGCAGTCATCGCCGGCGTACCTCCTGAAGTGGCGCTTGGATCGCTGGCCGGGGCGGTAATTTTTGTTACCTCTGCAATTGAGTATCCGGTCAAGCGCCGCGTTCTCCTGGCGTTACTCAGCTTTTTCTGCGGTCTTCTCTTTTACAAACCCACAGCATCAATCCTTATCGGCGTTGCCAGCATGATCCCCACCATCACACAGGACTCGTTCGAGCGGGGTATTGTCTACTCTGCCGGCGCGTTCGTTGCGGCAATTGTCGCTGTGCGGGTTGGGATATGGCTGTATCACCGCTCTGACAATCCGCGCGATTTAATCCCGGGAGGAAAAGACGATGACAGGCCATGATCTGCTGCTTATCGCTAATTCCATCATCTGCGGCGGGATAGCGATGCGGGTGATGTTCTTCCAGCGCAACGGATCGCGCCACCGCCGCTGGGGTGGGTGGATAGCCTATTTCCTCATCGTGGCGGCGGCCAGTATCCCGCTGCGCACCGCGTACTCATACCTGTACCACTTTCCTATGACCGCAGATCTTTCTGAGGTCGTTATCAATGCTGTGATGTTCGCCGCGGTGCTGAAGACGCGCGGCAACGTCGTGCAAATCTTCAAGATATCGAGGTCGCAACATGGACATTAACGAGTTTCAGAAAGCTGCCGGCGTTAGCCTGGCGCTGGCCACACGCTGGCATCCGCACATTGTGGCGGCCATGAAAGAGTTTGGCATTATCAAGCCGTTGGATCAGGCGATGTTTATTGCCCAGGCCGGGCATGAAAGCACTGGCTTTACCCAGCTCGTTGAGAGCTTCAATTACAGCGTGGCGGGGCTGGCTGGTTTCGTCCGTGCCGGGCGACTGACGCAGGGCCAGGCTAATTCCCTCGGGCGCCGACAGGGTGAACCATCGTTGCCACTGGAGAGGCAGCGGGCCATTGCCAATCTGGTGTACAGCAAACGCATGGGGAATAACGGGCCGACAGACGGCTGGTTTTACCGCGGGCGCGGGCTTATCCAGATCACCGGGCTGAACACCTATCGCGACTGCGGCAACGGCTTGAAGGTGGATCTGGTTAAGCAGCCGGAGCTGCTGGCGCAGGACGAGTATGCAGCGCGGAGCGCGGCGTGGTACTTCGTGAAATATGGATGCCTGAAGTACACCGACGACCTGATGCGCGTCACGCAGATCATCAACGGCGGGCAGAATGGCATCGACGATCGCCGTGTGCGTTACCTGTCGGCCAAGAAGGTGCTGGCATCATGATCACGGCATTCGTGAAAGCGTACTGGAAACAGTTGCTTATCGTGTCGATGCTTGCTGCTATGGTGGCCGGCGGCGTTGTAGCCTGGAATATTCACGGTGACAGGCAGTACGACGCCGGGTATGCGCAGGCGAAGGCAGACCGCAAAGCAGAAGATGATAAAGCCCGTCAACATGATGAACAGGAGAAAGCAACCAATGAACGTGAGGCGCAGCAGAGGATCGACCAGGCGCGCAATGATGCTCTTGATGCTGCCGCTCGCGCTGGCCGGCTGCAGCAGCAGCTCGTTGCCATCCGTGAGCAGCTCAGGCAGTATAACGCCACTGTCGGCGCTGGGTCGTCAGCCGCAGACACCGGAGTTTTGCTTGCCGACGTGCTCGAAAAATCTCTCGAACGAAACCGGCAACTGGCAGAATACGCTGACCGGGCAGCTGAAGCCGGAAGGGTCTGTGAACGGCAATATGACGAACTGACGAAGCGGGGCACAATTTCCCGGTGACGGTATATAAAACGGTATCTTGGATTTTGTTTTTAAAAATGTTGTTTTCAGTCAATTGGTTACGATACCTGTAAATAATTGAGTGGGAGTAATCCCCGGCGTTAGCTGAGTAAAACGAAACCCTCTGTGTTTACAGAGGGTTTTTTTATAGCTGCTACATTAAGGTCTCCCACCTGACGGCAAGCG